AAGATTCTGGGTAGCAGTAGCCGGAGTAGTCGTGGCAGTATCAGATGCCCTTGGTTTAGGACTCTCAGCTGAGATGGTAACCAATCTTGTTGTGATTGGTGCTTCTTGGATTGTAGGTGAGTCTCTTCGTTCTTCTGACAACATAACTGCCGAATAGGTTTATTATGCCTTTATTTAAGAACAAAGAAAAAGCAAAGGATAAAGATGCCGCAAGGCAGGAAAAGATTGATAGTAGGGAAGATAAGACCTCCGATAGAAGGAGCTTCCGAATCGAAAAGATTCACGCTCTTAAAGAAAAAGCTCTGGCTGTAGCAGCCAAGAGAAAATGGTTGGTCTTTATCTTAGGTCTAGGTCTCATCATATACTTTGCCGTTTCAAGCGGTGGTATAGGTGGGATTGGGCCAATCTTGGAAAAAGTGAAAGGATTTTTTGGATTTGCTATGTAAGGAATTAGTATAACTAATACCACTTTGAAAAGTTAGCAATATGAATAGACGCTATTTTTTTATGGGGGGCGTGGCAACTTTGATTTTTTTATCTTTACCTCTAATAGACCAGCAAGAACAAATGATTTGCAAAAAAGACGGAACTCAAGGCAACTGGGCAATAGACGATTTGAGCTATTGTCTTCGCCGTTGGGATAGCGACGACATGTCTCTAGACCTATGGGCTTCCGAATGGCAGGCAGCATTTAAAAGCTGGTCAGATGTTTGCAGATTGAATTTTTCAAGGACTAGAGAAATTCATGATGCTAACATTATAATTACAACCAGCAAAAACAAAGCAAATGGATTTGGTGAAAAAAAGGGGGTTCTTGCAAAAGCCCTGTACCCAGATAAGGATTTTACAGGTTCTGTTTATTGTTGGTTAGACCTGTTTGAAGACTGGATTACACCATCGTCCGAAGAGGACGGAACTATTCTCAGGGCTGTGGCTGCCCATGAGATTGGTCACATGTTAGGACTTGGCCATTCAAGTAATAAAAACGCCTTAATGTACCCGAAATATTCCAGCTCAATTTTAGTCCCTCAAGACCAAGATATAGCTAGAATACAGTCCCTTTATAAATCATAAGGAATAAAATAATGGCCGAAGAAAAAAAGAAACCAAGAAGAAAGATTTTCTTAATTCTAGGATTGGTCGGCTTAGCACTCTTTGTTACTTCCGACAAAGGAAAAGAGCTAATCAATAAACACATCAAAGGCATAGACACTACCATCGCATGCGAGTGTGGCGATGTTTGCGACTGTAAGTCAGATTGCGAATGTCATGGAGAAGGTTGTGCTTGTCCAGCCTGTGTTATCTAAAAATAAATTCTTAACTGGACTTGGCGGCAGTTCTGACTTAAGTTAGAATATGTTCATGACGCTTTTTTTATATTTCATCATGCAACTTTTACACGGTGTATTAGATTGTAAGCTGGGAAATAAAGAAGCTCACAAACAAAGTGTTTAAGCTAAAGCGACACATTCTCAGCGTATACAGAACTGACATGCTTACCATCTTAAAATTAAAGATAACGCAGCAATTTATAGCTGAAAACCAATTTACCTCAGATGTGTTAAAGTACGTATCAAAAAGTGTCGCTAAAGACAACTAAAAACCCTGACTCCAGCGGCTGGAGCTCAGGGTTTTTTCTATGACTCCAAGGAACATTAAAACTATGCCGGATATCAAGGTCAAAAAAAGAAATAGTCGTTTAGAGGAAATCAATTTAGACAAAATTAACAAATGCGTAGAAAGAGCCTGCGAGGGGTTAACAGAGGTTTCAGCAAGTGAAGTCGTACTAGACGCCAGCCTGCAACTTTATAATAAAATAACCACCTCTGAGATAGACAAGGCTCTAATCATGTCTGCCCGTTCTAAAATTGAGAAAGAGCCGAACTATTCTTACGTGGCGGCCAGAATGCTTCTAAACAACCTTTACAAAGAGGTTTTTGGCAGGAGTGTAAATGGTGATTTCGCAAAAGAATATAAGAACCGCTTCATAAAAAACATCAAGGCGCTCACCAAAGAAGACAGGTTGAGCGAACGAATGCTAGATTATGACCTAGAGCTTCTAAGTGACAACTTGTCTATAGACAGAGATAAAAATTTCAAGTATCTTGGAATACAAACTTTATACGACAGATATTTCATACACAGAGAAGGTCGTCGCATGGAGACACCTCAGGCATTTTACATGCGAGTTGCCATGGGGCTCTGTTTAAATGAAGAGGACAAAGAAGAAAAAGCTATTGAAATCTACAATATGATGTCTGAGTTTCGGTATTCTCCATCTACACCCACTTTATTCAACAGTGGGACATGCCACTCCCAACTTTCTTCTTGTTATTTAAGCACAGTAGATGATTCTATTGATGGTATATTCGGAACGATTCATAACCAAGCTAGACTATCTAAATATGCAGGAGGTCTAGGGGTAGACTGGACTTCTGTTAGGTCTACGGGCTCTTATATCAAAGGAACAAATGGACAATCCTCTGGTCTCGTTCCTTGGCTTAAAATATTCAATGACACTCTTGTAGGAGTAAACCAAGGAGGAAAAAGGAAGGGTGCGGGATGTGCCTATCTAGAAGTCTGGCATATAGATATTGAAGATTTTCTAGACCTAAGGAAAAATACAGGTGACGACAGAAGAAGGTGTCACGACATGAACACCGCAATATGGGCGTGTGATGATTTCGTAAAGGCCGCCCAAAAGGACAGTGATTGGTATTTGTTTGACCCCGCAGAATTTCCAGAACTTCATGAAAAATATGGTCAGAACTTTACAAGAGAATACAACAAAGCTAAAAAACTTGCCAACCAAGGAAAAGTAAAAAGCTATAAGGTCATGTCGGCAAAAGAGCTATGGAAAAAAATGCTTAAATCTCTTTATGAAACCGGTCATCCTTGGATTACTTTTAAAGACCCCTCAAACATACGCTATAGCAATAAGCACGAAGGGGTAGTCCACTCCTCAAATCTATGTACAGAAATCCTACTGCATACAAAACCCACAATATATGAGGAAGGTGAGGTCGTAGAAGTGGGAGAAACGGCAGTATGTAATTTAGCCAGTATAAATCTTGAGAACCACATAAAGGTAAGGACTCTTGATTGGAAAAAGCTACAAGAAACAATTGAGGTTGCAGTTAGAGGTTTAGACAACGTAATTGATATAAACTTTTACCCAACAAAAGAAGCAAGGCAGTCAAACCTTAGGCATAGGCCAGTGGGGTTAGGAATAATGGGGACTCATGGTATGCTGCATAGTCTTGGAGTTACCTATGATTCCAAGGAGGCTGTCGAACTGTGTGGCAAGATACAAGAGTTTATTTCTTATTATGCCATCTTAACCTCCTCAAAACTAGCAAAAGAAAGAGGCGTGTATAAATCATACGAGCATTCAGAATGGAGCTACGGGAACCTGCCAATTGACACATACTGTAGGCTTATGGAGCACAGAGGCGAGGGTGATTACAAGGTGTCTCAATTTGAAACCATGGAATGGGATAGGGTTAGGGAACACATAGCCCTTCATGGGATGAGAAACTCTAATGTGATGGCTATCGCCCCAACTGCGACAATTTCATATATTCAAGGTTGTTCTCAGTCAATAGAGCCTGACTATTCTGTGCTTTTTGTATACTCTACGCTAAGTGGGGAGTTTACAATGATAAATGAACATTTTGTGGAAGCAGCAAAGAAAAAAAATATATGGTGCAAGCAGCTAGTTGACGCTCTTAAGGCAGCTGATGGAGATGTGATGTCTATAGACTTAGACGAAGAAATTCAACAAAAATTTAAGAGTGCTTTTGACGTAGACGCGCATACACTTATTTCCGCAGCAGCAGAGAGGCAAAAGTGGATTGATATGGGTCAGTCGTTTAACTTATATAATAAGGGCACTAGCCTAAAATATTTAAATGATATGTACCTAGATTGTTGGAAGCAAGGCCTAAAAACTACGTACTACCTGAGAAGCAAGTCAGCTACTAGGGTAGAAAAATCCACCATAGAAGAGACTCCAACAGAGACCGAGTCCCAGACAGAAGAAGACCTAAGCCAAGTCAAAGCATGCTCGATTACAGACCCAGAGTGTGAGAGCTGTCAATGAGATTTGAAGAACGTAGACAATCATCTACCTCGCCGTTAAAATATATAGTTGAATTAACGCCCAAGGAATTGGAAAAAGTGAAAGACTTAGTGTTTCAAATAATTGAAAGAATAAAAAAAGATGAAAAAAAGTAAAGAAATAATTTCAGATAAAGTCGCAGTGGTGAATCAAATACTGCCTCACACAAATAAATGGGCTTGGGACTTGTTTATTGATGGGGCGGCTAACAATTGGATGCCAACAGAGATTTCAATGGCTAAGGATATTGAGCAATGGAAAGCAAAAAGCCTTTCTGATGCTGAAAAGCTAGTGGTAAAAAGATGTTTAGGATTCTTTGCTGGTAGCGAGTCTTTAGTCGCAAACAACCTACTTCTATCAATATTCAAATTTGTTACAGACGCAGAGTGTAGGCAATACATTCTCCGTCAGGCCTACGAGGAGAGCCTGCACAATCTGACCGTAGTATATTGTTGTGACTCCTTAGGTCTAGACATAGACGAAGTCTATCAGGCGTATGCATCTGTGCCAAGTATAAAATCCAAAGATGATTTTTTGATGGAAATTTCCACAGACATTAATCGTGCTGATTTTAATATCAATACCCTTGAGGGAAAAAGAGAATTTTTAAGAAACATGATAACTTACTATGTTATCTGTGAAGGAATATTTTTCTATTCTGGATTTGCTATGCTTTTATCGTTTAACAGACAAAACAAGCTTCCGGGGATAGGAGAACAAATTCAGTATACACTGAGAGATGAAAGTCTGCATATTAAGTTTGGAACTACTCTGATAAATAGAATCAGAGAAGATAATCCTAGGGTTTGGACCAAGTCTTTTGAGACAGAAACAATACAGCATATACAAAAGGCCATGGAGCTTGAAATTGAGTACGCCAAGGATGTCCTTCCTAACGGAATTCTAGGTTTAAATTCTGAAATGTTTATTGAATACATATCCTTTATAGCTAATAGACGGCTTACGAATTTGGGTGTTGAATCTCCATATAAAGACGCAAAGAACCCGTTTCCTTGGATGAGTGAAATCATAGATTTGGAAAAATGCAAAAACTTTTTTGAAACTAGAGTTACTGAATACCAAGTCGCAAACATAGAAGATGATTTTTAATGGCTAGAAAAACTCCAAAATACATGCAGGAAAACCCTGTACCCAAAGAAAGAATACATCTAAAAAATAAAATTGTTCCTAAGAGCACCAACCAAAGAAAATATATAAAATCTATACGTAATAAAGACATTACTTTCTGTAATGGCCCCGCAGGAAGCGGAAAAACGCATCTTGCCGTCGCTTACGCAATAGACTTTCTTATTAAGGGTCTGGTCGATAGAATAGTTGTAACAAGACCTGTCATGGCGACGGGAGAAAGCATAGGCTATCTTCCCGGAACTGCTGACATGAAACTTGAACCTTACATGTGTCCTGTTTTTGACGAATTTGATTATTACGTCTCTAGAGAACAGGTCAAGATGTGGAAGAGCCAAGGAATGCTCGAAGTTGCACCAATAGGCTTTATGAGAGGCCGCAGCTTTCACAATTCCTTTATAATTGGTGATGAGTGCCAGAATCTTTCTGCAGAACAAATGAAAATGTTCTTGACAAGAGTCGGGCTTAACTCTAAACTAGTAGTAACAGGTGATGAATCACAATCAGACCTACCTCGCTCGCAAAGAGGAGCATTTGGCTCCTGCCTTGAAAAGCTTGATGGTCTAGAAGATGTTGGGATTATTCATTTGAAAAAAGAAGATATTATAAGGAACTCGTTGATTCCTTTGATAATTGAGAGACTTGATATTTAGGAGAATTTAAATATGTCAGATGTTAATTCCGTGACGCTTTCAGGGCGTCTCACAAAAGACCCAGAGCTTCGCCAAACAAAAAGTGGTGCTCAGGTAGCCTCGTTTAGGCTGGCTAATAACTTAGCTAAAAAAACAAACTTCTTTGATGTTAGTTTATGGGGACGTTCTGCTGAAACGCTTAGCCAATATGGCGGCAAAGGCAGTTGGATTTCTGTAACGGGGAGACTCGAACAGGAGGAGTGGGAAGATAGAGAGGGCAACAAACGCACTAGCTATCGTGTCAGCACGGAAAACTTCAACTTCTTAGGCGGCGGCAATAAGTCTGATGGAGAAGAAGGTGCAGTAGCCACTGGTGCTGGTGCCGGTGCTGAGGCTCAGACATTAGAAGACAGTGGAGTTCCATTCTAACATGCCTGAGTATTCGTATAGCTGCGACCCCCAAGAAGGGGGTTGCGGCCATACTTTTTCTGTAATCCAATCTATGTCTGATTACAAGAAGCTGAAGAAGTGCCCTGTGTGCAAAAAGCATAAACTAATAAGGGACTACTCTTTAGACAATGTATCTGGCAGTGTGAAGGGTTCAGGAGGAGCTAAAACAATTGGACATTTGGCTGAGCTCAACTCTAGCCGACTAAGTAGTGACCAAAGAGAGGTCATGAAAAAGAAGCATAATGAGTATAGAGAAAATGCAGATAGCCTTCCCGTTAAAGGTGAGAGACTAAAAAAGAACGCTGAAAAACCTTGGTATAGAAGTGACAATAACGTTGCTGATATGACGCCAACTCAGCAGAAGAACTATGTTAGGACAGGTAAAAAAAATGGCTAGAATAAATAAAAATGATGTAGATAAGGCTATATTCAAGCCTACCAAAGAAGAAAAGAACGAAATTCAAGACAAGGATGAAAGAGGTGTTGTAGCGTATACAGCCCTACTAAAAGAAGTAGAGGAAGACTCTACTGATGCCTATGCAAAACAAGTTCAGGTCAATGACAAAGTCTATTACTATGTAAAACAGGATACCTATGGCCGCCTCTATGACCCTAACGGTATGTATTCTGAGAACAGACAGCAGAAGCAGCTCAGACATGCGGGTCGTCCAAACTGGGTCTTTAGGGATGTTGAAAAAAAGGTTTACGATTATTACTTAAAGTTTCTTGAAACAAAAAATGGTGCTTGGCTAAGCAATGCCGAGAGGGAGTTGGTTTAATGGCTAAAGGAAGACTTTCAAAACAAGAAAAGTACATCATAGAAGGTATGCTTAAAGATAATTATAGCACATCTGACATAGCAAAGGAACTCGGAAGAACTGAGAAGACGGTTCAGGCCCATGTCGGAAAAACTCAGACTACCATCAAGAAAAAGAAAAAGGCAAAAAAACAAGAGCCTCCAAAGCCAGCTAAGGCAAAAGACTTGATGGTAAATATAACAGCCGCAAAAAAAAGCAAAGGGGTCAGTATAATGACTGAAGCGGCATCTCAAAGGGGCGACCTGAACAGTAATTCAAACACCGTCTCTAGAACAGCAAAGAATGCAATCTACAAGATAAACGACAATGAGTAAAAAATATCCTTCTCGATATTCAAATGGCAAAAAAATTAGTGCCGCTCAGTATATAACAGAGTTCATATGCGAAAAGATGGCTCAGAAAAACAAGAAGGAGCTGCCTCAGAAATTCTGGGACTTACCAGAATGGAAGAAGGATTATAAGTCTCAACTTTTTGCGGCCTACGGACTCTTGAAAATATATGATGATGTTGCTATAATAAAAGCCCTTAAGTCTAACAGGGCTTATGGAATATATTCCTTAAGAGCGCCTCACCTAGACGCAATAATAAAAGAAGAGCAGAGAAAGCTTGACATAGAAAGGGCTAAGCCCAAAACCTCAGACATTAAAAGAGCTGACACAAAGTCAAAGCCCAGAGAAGCTAAAGTAAAGAAAACAAATCTTGGTAAATTAAGGGAGCTCGATTTTTGAGCAGTACAATAGAAAAAGACATTATCAAACAGTTCGGTTCTGGAATCATGCGTTCTGGTTCTGCTGTTATTGATTCAGAACTTTTGGTTATACCAGTATCACCTTCCCTAGATGTTGTCCTCGGGGGAGGAATTCCAGAAGGAAGTTTTATAACCTTTACAGGTCAACCAAAGTGCGGAAAGACTACAACATCTCTACACTTCGCAGCAAAGTGCCAAAAGAAAGAGTATGGTGGTGAGCTATGTCCAGAAGGTAGACATGTTTACTTCTTCAATATTGAGGGAAGGCTTAAGAAAAGGGACTTAGAAGGAATCCCAGAATTAGACTTAGACAGATTCCATGTAATTGGTTCTGAACCGGGAAGGATTCTTACAGCTGAAAACTTTCTTTCCATAGCAGAGAAAACCATTAATGAAGTTCCGGGTTCTGTTGTAATATTAGATTCATATTCCGCACTTTGCACGGAAGCTGAGATTACATCTTCTATGGACAAAATGCAGAGAGCAGACGGAGCAAAATTATTGGCAAAGTTTTGTAGAAAGATTGCAAATGTCGTTCCTGTGAATAGAAATCTGGTAATAGGAATTACTCACCTGATGGGTAATCCTACTGGCTACGGAGCAGAATTTAAAGAAAAGTCTGGTCAAGCTGTAGCCTATCAGGTTGATGTAAAGCTTAGAGCCAAAAGATTTTCTCCTTGGGAAATACAAGACACTCAAATTGGGCAAAAAATAGATTGGCAAATCGTCACATCTGCGTTAGGCCCTCCCGGAGGTAAAATAACAAGTTACCTTAGATACGGAGGAGGAATAGACGAGGAGACAGAACTGGTGATTCTGGGCTCTGACCTAGGCTTGATAAACAAGGCTGGAGCTTGGTTTAAATTTGAGTTTGTAGAGGGGGACGACAAGCCTAAGTTTCAGGGCGCTGAGAAATGCAGAATCGAACTATGTAAAAATCCAGAGACAAAAAAACTACTAATAGAATCCATTAACAACATGTTGGGAATATGAGGAAAGTAATTGACTTAGAGAATATAAGCAGTAATTGGAAAATATCGGGACACATACCAAACAATAATGATGGCAGAGCTCGCTCAAAATACCATCTAAAAGCGAGAAATCTGCTAAGACAGACTTTTCCCACCTGCCAAATTCTCGAAGAAGTTCCTATTAAGGTACGCAGAGCAGAGACTCTATATCTAGACTTCTTTATTCCTCTGCATGATTTGTGCATAGAGGTGCACGGTGAACAACACTACAGGTTCGTGAAGTTTTACCATAAGACCAAGCTGGGATTTGCCCAAGCAAGAAAAAGAGACAAAAAAAAAGTAGAGTGGTGTGAACTTAATAACATAGGCGTTGTAGAATTACCGTTTAATGAGGACGAAAATGGCTGGAAAAAAAGAATTGAAAACCGCTAAAGAACAACTTGAGAAATGGGATAAAATTCTAGACGAATACGAGCTCTCCGTAGGTCTCCCTAACTTTATATCCAACTATAGCAACTATGAGGCTACCTCCTACCTTCACATGAATAGGTCTCAAATAGAAAAATTGAGCCCTGAGGATTGTGGAATGGCAGCCTTGATATTGAATGAGCTTTCATTTCACGTACAACGCGCCTATAATAGAGAGATGGCTCGGGTAAACTGGGCCGATGAGAACATCAAAGAGGTCGTAGCGAACGAAGTGGGAAATTACAAGGGGTATTCTTATCAGGAAAGATTGTATCAGGCTGTAAAGAACAACGAGCACGCCAGAACTCTTTCAAGAATTAAAAAGTACGCAAAACAAAGAGCCGATAGGCTCGGCTTCCTTTCCTCAAACATGGGCAAGAGGGCCGATATATTTCTATCCGTACAAAGGTCTAAGAGGTATACAAATGTTGGATAAAGAAACACAAGAAGCGCTTGAAAGCTTAGATGAAAACGATGCTTTTAAGGTTAGCAAGATGATTCAGAAGTTGGCTGGCAAAAAAAATAAGTCAAGAGCAAGGTCTAATTCAGATGACTTTGTTCATAAAATAGAAAGAAACAAAACTGGTCAGAGCACAGGCTCTTCAAAGAAAACTGAAAAGAGAGAAAACCTCTTTGAATCAATGCCAGAACGACATGAGCACAAAGCTGACTCAGAAATAGATAAAAGACTTGCTGTCCTACCCCCAACAACAAGAGACAGAGGAGATGGAACAGTACAAGTAACATGCGACTCTTGTAACAGACAGAGCAACGTCTCTTCCATTCTGGTTTCAGACTCAGGTCGCTATATTTGCAATGGTTGTCAAACAAGAGGGGCTAGAGGCTAATGGCAGAAAACTTACTTTCAGACCCCTCGGCAGAAAGGGCAGTTCTCTCGGGTGTGTTTAACTTTGGTAATGATGCTTACTTTGATGTGTCAGATATCATAACAGAGAAAACATTTACTATCGGGTCAAATGCCGTTATATATAAATGTCTTAAGCACTTGCTAGAGTCAGACGTAAAGTCTATAGACATACCAAGTATTTGGTCTGCGGCATCGGAACTTAATCTTAACCATGTCTTTGACAATAGAGATGAGGTAAAACACCTAACAGCCGTCACTAAGTTTCCGGTTCAGGTTGAAAACGTAAGAAGGTTTGCTGCCAAGATTAGAAAGCTTGAAATAGCAAGGCTGCTCGAAGCACAGCTAGAAGGAGCAAAAGAAAAGCTAGCAAAAATTAATGGCGACGAAAGCATATCCAGTATATTTGGTATAGCTGAAGACGCTATTTTTGATTTTAGCTCATTGTTGGGAGATGGCAATGACACCCCAGAGCTTTTGGGTTCTGGTATTGAGGAATACGTAAAATACTTAGAAGAAAACCCATGTCAAACGATGGGGATATCCACCGGCTATCCCGTTTACGACCAAGCGATTGGAGGGGGCTTGCGAAGGGGTACTGTCAATATAATCGGAGCGAGACCCAAGGTCGGAAAAACTTTGTTATCCGATAATATTGGTATGCACATTGCCTCTGAACTAAATATTCCTGTCCTTAACCTTGACACAGAAATGACTGCAGATGACCATAAACATAGGTCTCTTGCCATGCTCAGCGAGGTTGCAATTAACGATATTGAAACCGGAGCCTTTGGTAACAACCCAGACAAGAAAGATAAAGTTTACAAAGCCGCCGAAAAAATAAAAGACATGCCTTATTATCATAGGTCGATTGGAGGAATGGCTTTTGAAGAGCAGCTATCTGTAGTAAGAAGATGGCTGGCCAAAGAAGTAGGTATTAATGATGACGGAACAGCTAAAGAATGCGTGATTATTTACGACTACCTGAAGCTTATGACTTCTGATTCTATATCTAACAGCTTGGCAGAATTCCAAGTTCTTGGATTTATGATGACGGGGCTGCATAATTTTGCGTTGAAATACAAGGTGCCGGTTCTTTCTTTTATACAGCTTAATAGAGACGGTATAAACAGAGAGTCAACGGACGCAGCCAGCGGCTCTGATAGAATTGTATGGCTATGTAGTAACTTTACAATTTTCAAGAGAAAATCTGATGAAGAAATAGCTGAAGACGGCATGGGTAATGGTAACCGAAAGTTGGTTCCTATCGTCTCTAGGCACGGAGGAGGCTTAGATGACGGAGACTACATAAACATGCATATGAAAGGTTATTGTGGTAAAATTCAGGAGGGCAGAACTGCCTTCGAGTTGAGAGATAACAGAGAAGAAAGCGATGAAGGTTTTGTAGTTGAAGATGAAAACGATGAAGTCCCATTCACCTGATAGGTTTGCACAAGAAAAGATTGTGCAGATTGAAAATATTGTACTTGAAGATGTCGAGTCTCTCCTAGAATCTCTTGGAGTAGAGGAATATCAATCTAGGTACGGTCGTATTGACATGAGCTGCCCAGTTCACGGTGGAGATAATAACACAGCTGTCAATCTATACTTGACTGGTCACACTAGGGCTGGCCACTGGGTTTGCAACACACACCAGTGTCAAAAGTTCTTTAAACCTACTCTAACGGGCTTAGTGAGAGGAATACTATCTCACAACAAACATGGTTGGGAGTGTCCAGAGGACAAGTGTGCGGGCTTTCAGGAGACAGTAAACTATTTGTTAGCATTTTCCAATCAGGAATACGATAAGCTTGAAATAGATTATCAGTCAATAGAAAAAAGGAAGTTTCAATCTAGAATTAATGTTGCCTTCTCTGAAAAAAGAAGAGAAAAAAGAGGGAAGGTAATACCAAGAGAAAAGGTAAGAGAAGCCCTGTCTATACCAGCCAAATATTACATTGACAGAGGTTACAGTGCAGAGATATTAGACAGGTATGATGTAGGCTTATCAACAAAGAAAGGCTCCAAAGCATTTAACAGAGTAGTTGTTCCTATATATGACGATGAATATATCCATATGGTAGGATTCTCTGCTAGGACAACAAATGATGATATTAAGCCTAAATGGGTTCATAGCGAAAATTTTGATGCGGGTAAATATCTGTATAACTACTGGAATGCCAAAAAGGAAATATCAAAGACTGGAATAGCAATTTTAGTCGAGGGGCCGGGAGATGTATGGAAGCTAGAAGAATCAGGAATCAAAAATTCTGTTGCTATGTTCGGGACGTATTTAAGCGAAGGCCAAAAAGATTTACTCGATATGGTCGGCGCTATGTCCTTGGTTGTGTTGACAGATAACGACAAGGCGGGTAGAATAGGTGCGGAGAGCATACTTAAGCAATGCTCTAAGACTTATAGGCTTTATTTTCCAAATATTAAAGATAATGACGTTGGAGATATGACTCCTGATAGCATAACGTCAGAGATACTGCCAATTATTCAGTCGGCAGAGAAAAGTTTGAGGTTTTAAGGTGTCACAAAAAATTATAGGTTTCTCGGGAAGAAAACAGAGTGGAAAAAATACATGTGCAAACGTTATCATTGGCTGGGAGATGCTCTCCTTGGGGATAGCTAGGAATTTTAAGATAACTGATTCTGGTCAAATCTGGGTTTCAGACATACTTGGCGAAGAAGTAAATGCCGGTATATTTGATGTCACTAGCTCAGACCAATCTATGGTTAATTTCCTAAGAGCAAATCTAGACCACTTTGCCAAACTGTACTCGTTTGCAGACCTATTGAAAAAGAGCGTTTGCATGGACATACTAGGCTTAACAAGGGAGCAATGCTATGGAACCGACGAGCAAAAAAATACAGACACAAATATATCTTGGTCTAGTTTGCCTTTCTATGATGGCAAGGCAGAGAACAAAAATATGACGGGTAGAGAAGTTATGCAAGTTGTAGGAACAGACTTCTTTAGGGAGCTGTATCCTAATGTATGGGCCGATGCCACGATAAGAAAAATACAAGAAAACGGCCCGCATATCGCGATAATAGCTGACTGCAGATTTCCCAATGAAGTAGAGGCCATACAGAACGCAGGTGGTAAGGTGGTCAGGCTTACGAGAAACTCAGAAGATGAGGACGCTCATATTAGCGAGACCGCCCTAGATAAAGAAAACTTTGATTGGAACAAGTTCGACGTTATTATAAAAAACGACGACATGTCAGTAGGTGAACAAAACAAAAAACTCTATGACCAACTTAAAGAATGGGGTTGGCTTGAGCTCTCTATAGCATAAGGTGAATCAAAATAATTATTACATATTTTAGGTCTTCGAGCTTTAACTGTCATAACATGTGTCCGCAACAATACTTTTGCGAATACGTGCTTGGCTGGAGGGGCAAAGGAGGACTCAAAGCAGACAAGGGTACCATCGTACACAAAATATTAGAAATCATGTGCTTAGCAAAGAAGGCTGAGCAGGATGGTCTAAGCTCATTTGTTGACGACGTTATTGGAGAAGTAAGTTCTACCTCATATGATATAGATGAGATAACAGAACAGGTTTACAAATATTACTCGGAAGGCAACCCCCATCACGAATGGAAAGAAAAAGACCTCAAAGACTGCTCAAAATGGGTTTACAAGACCCTAGAAATGAATGACGGGATATTTGACCCTAGAAACAGGACTGTTATTGACGCAGAGCCCCACTTCGATTTTGAAATAGACGAGGACTGGGCTGAGTACGAATATGTATTAAATGGAGAAAAGGTTAAAGGAAGACTGGCTCTCAAGGGAACAATGGATTTAATAACTGAGATTGACGAAGGTTTCTATGAAATTGTAGACTGGAAAACTGGTCGTAGGCTCGACTGGGCGACGGGGCAAGAAAAAACCTACGCTAAGCTACAAAATGACCCACAGTTAAGAATTTATCATTATGCTGCCATGAAACTCTACCCAGAGGCAAAGCAAATAATGGTTACAATCAATTATATGAACGACGGAGGTGCCTTTTCTATGCACTTTTCTGAGAAAGACATTCCAAAGACCAAAAAGATGCTTAGAAAAAAGTTTGAGCAAATTAAAGCTGCCAGAATACCCATGCTGAAGAAAAGTTGGAAATGCACAAAACTCTGCCATCAGGGCAAAAGTACATTTGAAGATACTAGTATTCATCCTATTATGGAAAACAGGCACGGCCAAAGAACAAGTTATGGCGAATACATGACTAAGTGTGAGCAAGTAAAATACGAGATAGAACGAAAAGGGATACAGAAAGTTACGGAAGATTACATGGCAGAAGGCCATAACGTAGCAAAGTACAAGGCGCCCGGTTCATTAGAATGAAATCTGACATAAAAGAAAGATACAAAAAGATGCAAGAGCTCAAACAAAGAGTCCTTGCCCAGCCAACCGAATATGTAGACAAGGCTTCTTATATTCAATCAATTGATTTTAATCTGGCTATCTTAAAGGACTTGATATTTTTAATAAATGCTGTCAACGAAGAGCGACAGGACTTGGTTTCAGATTGGTTTAAAAGGTTTAGAAAATAAAATGTATTTTCCATTGCATTGTCACACACATTTCAGTTTACTAGATGGGCTCAGTAAGCCCGAACAGATAGCTCAGAGAGTAAAGTCTTTGGGGCTTAAAGGAGCAGCCATAACAGACCATGGCAATATCTCTGGTAGCGTTTCTTTTGTAAGGGCTATGAAGAGAAATGGGCTCAAGCCAATATTAGGTTGCGAGCTTTATATATGCAAAGAAGATGCTAGTGTAAAAAACAAAGAAAACTCAAAGCTAAATCATCTGGTGGTACTTGCCAAAAACTTAAAAGGTTGGAAGCAATTGATAAAAATCACATCAGAATCTAATAAGCCAGAATTATTTTACAGGAAACCCAGACTCAGCTTAGAACAACTTTCTGAGCTTTGTGATGGAAACTTGATATCATTTAGCGGTCATCTTGGCTCAGACTTGGCGGAGACTGTATTCGGGGAAAATTGCAGTCTGGCCTATGATGCCACCAGTTATGAAGAAGCTGAGAGCTTGGTTGATAAGAACTGGCTGGAAAATACAACGTCTTTAGCGCTTAAACACCAAGAGATATTTGGTGAAGGAAACTTCTATTTAGAGATTCAGCTTATTGACAAAGACACAACGCCCGCTCAGGCTGTTGTCGCTAAGGCACTCCGATGGATTTCTAAGCAGACCAACATCCCCTGCGTAGCTACGCCAGATGCGCACTATCCAACTTCAGATGACGCAGAAGACCAAAGGGTGTTACTATGCAGTATGCTTGAGACGACACTGCCAACTATAAAGAAAAAAATGTCTTCCGGAGAGAACGTACCCCTTTCTACATTCTTTAAGTCTAACAAATATCACATACCTTCTTTTGAAGAGATGAAGGCTATCCACACAGAAGAAGAAATTAATAATACACTTAAGATAGCAGAGCAGTGTGAGGAATACGATATACTTAGAGAGCCCATTCTGCCACCTTTCAAATGTGAGCTTGGACCAGATGAACACCTTAGGCAACTATGCAGAGAAGGATGGAGAGAGAAAATTAAGGACATTGTCCCAAAAGAAAAGCACGAAGAGTATGCAGAGAGAATTAAGCATGAATTGAAAGTTCTTCAGGGGGCTGGCTTATCTAGTTACTTCTTAATAGTCAGAGATATAGTAAATTACGTAAGAGATAACGGTTGGCTTCCCGGTCCCGGGAGAGGTTCTGCTGCTGGTTGCCTCGTATCCTACTTAATAGAAATAACATCTATAGACCCAATTAAATACTCGTTAATCTTTGAAAGATTTTATAACGCCGGAAGAAATACTGGTGGTAGAGTTTCTATGCCTGATATAGATATAGATGTTCCAGTCTCTAAAAGAGACGATATCATTGACTACATTAAGAACAACTATGGTCTTGACAAAGTAGGTCAGATGATTACATTCCAAACAATGATGGGAAGGGGGGCAATCAAAGATGTCTTAAGAGCGTACGGAGGAATTTCATTCAATGAGATGAATATGATTACCCAACACATTCCGGACAAGGCCGCTGTCGCTGAAGACTTGCAGGAAATGATGGACGAAACAGGGGAGTCGTCGGTTATTCGGTGGGCCTTAGAAAATAAGCCTGACGAATTAAGAGATTGGTGTTATATTGATGATGAAGGAAATATGCAGGGCAGACTGTCCAAGAGATTTGAACAGGCTATCCGCCTTGAAGGAACAAAGAGGGCCCAGAGTAAACATGCCGCAGGAGTAGTCATATCGCCTTCTCCCCTAAATGAAATCTGTCCAATGGTCTTGGATACTAAGGCTAGGCAATTGGTGGGAGGACTTGAAATGCAGGACATGGAGGATATTGGGATGATTAAATTTGACGTGTTGGGAATCGCCATGCTGGACAAAATCATGGGGGTTCGGGATATTTTGGAAACAGGAGATGTAAAATGAATTGGAAAGATTGTACTGGTTGCGACTTATGCAAAACAAGGACTCAGGTGGTTTGGGGGAAAGGTAAGAACACAGGAATTTTACTGCTTGGAGAAGCCCCCGGAAGTGATGAAGACATAATTGGAGAACCTTTTGTTGGCAGGTGTGGCGAATTACTCACTAAGATGCTAAAACAGTGCGGTGTTTCTAGGGAGGACGTATACATTACTAATGTTGTCAAGTGTCGTCCTGTTACAGGCAAAAAAAATAGACCCCCTAAGAAAGAAGAAATTGACGC